CGCTAAGGCATGTCCAAGCTTTGACGCACGTGCCTGGTGGAACTTCACTGCGGAGATACACCCCGATGCGGCTTGATTTCAAATGCTGGTATCAGTCCCGCGCGATCTGGGGCGCATTGATAGCGATTGCGGCCGGCATCGCTGGCATGTACGGCTATCACATCACGCCGCAAGATCAGCAAACTTTAATCGAATTGTTATCTGCCCTCACATCAGCGGCCGGCGGTTTAATCGCATTGGTCGGCCGTATCCTCGCAACCCATCAGATCGGCGCACCGCCGAAGGAATTGTTGAAATGAGATATATCGCCTTATGTATTTTCTTTTTCATGACTGCATGTACAAGTACGCCGCCGATTCCGCAGACGCCACGCCAAAGCTTGCTGGCTGGCTATGAATTACTTAGCACCTATGTGGATGCAATTAAGCAGGCCGAAGCATCCAAACTGATTACGGCCGATGAAAAAACCCAATTGCTGGCGCGCGCTAATGATGCCTATGCTTTTCTCGAAGAGGCACGTTTGTTTCTGGCCGGCACGCCTTCGAGTGAATTGCTTTGTGCAAATACCATGAGCTGTTTGCAGTTGGCACAGAAAGTTCTAACGGATATTCAAACCCATATTCCGCAGGAGAAAACACCATGAACTCATTCGACGTATCGACAATTTCCAATGCGCTTGCACTCATCAATGGCTTGATATCGGCCAGCGCTCACACCGAGGAATACCGCCAAATGGTGGCGAAGGCAATTGCTGAAGGGCGCGATATCAGCGATGAAGAACTCGCCTCGGTGGCCAAGCGCATTGAAGAGTCACTTGCCGAAGCGCAAACCGCCGCGCAAAACAATCCAAATCAGGAGACATTGCAATGATTTTTATGAAAAAGCGCGCCACGATTTTATTCGCTGTAACTTGTTTCGCAGTAGGCGGACTTATAGGTGAGTGGGCCTATGCCATCACGCCGCCGCCACCGGTTGCACCAACGCTCGCCAGTGTTATTTTGACGATTACGCCGGCAACTGTGCGCGCCGATAAAGTCACGCCCTTTGCGCTGAGCGAAATCAAAGAGCATCGGTTGTACTTCACACAGTTGTCCGCCTATATTGCTGTGCCGGCGCCCACATTGGTTTACACCTGGATTATTCCTTCGGGACAATGTTTTAAGGCCGCAGATTCAGTGGCTGCAACAACAGTCGATACAGGCGGTCTGGAATCGGATGGCTCCGTTAGCGTTTCTTTGGCGGCGGATCGTTGTTCGGGAAAGTCGCTGCCGGGGAAGCCCGGTGTTCTGATATCCGCTGGTACTTGAGATGGTGGTATCGCCTTTGGGGAAAATGTAAATGATTAAAGCGATTAACGACATAATTGTGATTGAGCGCGATTTGTATGCGGGCGCAATCATCGTTAACGAGAAAATGGCTCACGGCATTATTGTCAGCGTGGGTCCAGGCCGCTGGAAGGCCAATGTGCGCGATCTGCAGCCCGATGGCACTGTAAAAGAACGCTGGTGGCCGACATCGCTTGCCATTGGTCAGCGTGTTTGTTTCTCTCTCGATAAAGGCGAGGAACATATTATCGATGGAAAACATTTAGTAGTGATGCGCGAGGATGATATTGCCGGTGTAATTGAGGAAGAATTCGAATCCAATCTCATACCAACAGCGCTTAAACATATTGAAGGAATCGCGCAAGGGCCGGAGGCTTCCTATGGCTGATAAAGTTGAAACCGAGTCCCAACCAAAGTGGGCAAGAAATTTATTGCCGCACCGGTTCATGCCGGGCCAATCGGGCAATCCAGGCGGCAAGCCAAAGGGAGCACGCAATAAAATCCAAGCGGATTTTCTTCGGGAGCTTTCTGAAGATTTTGATAAGCATGGCCGCTCAGCCATTGAGGCTATGCGCAAGACAGATCCCAGTGGCTATGTGCGCACGGTCGCCGCACTGCTCCCTAGAACAATTGAAATGTCCGATTCAATGGACGTATTAAACGATGAAACAATCGACCTTGCCATCCTTGCCGTTAGATCCATTGTTGCTACTCAATATTCTGGAGAAGGAGCAGAAGTTAAGGCGGTCTCAGAACAAACTGAAGGATTATTCGCCCTACCTGAAGCAACTGGAGTTCCACAAGGCGGGGAAGTTGTTCAGGGAACGGTTGTTGATGGCGGGGAACCAGCTGGGGAAAACGTTGAGCGCCGGAGCTGAAGTTGCTATGCACCTGACCGGCCGCTATCCCGATTGGTGGGAGGGCCGGGAGTTCGTCAAGTCCATCTCCGCGTGGGCTTCTGGCGTTACCGGCGAAACAACGCGCGATAATCCGCAGCGCATTCTATACGGGCCGCTGGGCCAAGCCGGCACCGGCATGATCCCCAAAGCATGCATAAAAGATTTCAGCATGAAGCGTGGCGCGCCAAATGCCTTGGATACCATCATCGTGCGCCATGGTGGTGGCGGCGATGTGCAGGCCGGCGAAAGCCTGCTCGGTTTCAAATCGAATGATCAGGGCCGCGAGAAATGGCAAGGTCCGACACTCGATTTAGTTTGGTTCGATGAAGAGCATGACGAAGATGTATATACGGAAGGTCTCACACGCACCAATGTTGCGATGGGGCCGATTCTTTTTACATTCACGCCGCTGAAGGGAATGACGAACGTTGTCAAGCGCTATCTCATCGATAAGGTTCCCGGAACGCATATCACGAATATGACCATCGATGATGTCGACCATTACACCGACGAAGAAAAAGCCGCCATTATTGCCAGCTATCCGATTCATGAGCGCGCCGCGCGTGCTAAAGGTATTCCCACTATGGGATCTGGTCGCGTCTATCCGGTCGAAGAGGAATATATTAAATGCGAGGCTTTTGCGATTCCTCCGCACTGGCCGCAGCTCGCTGGCATTGACTTTGGCTGGGATCATCCGAGCGCTGGCACGCGCATAGCCTGGGATCGCGATAATGACATTATTTATATCATTGCCTGCCACCGCGCGCGCGAACAGACGCCGACAATGTTTTCTGCCGCGGTAAAAGGCTGGGGCAATTGGATCAAATGGGCATGGCCACACGATGGCCTGCAGCACGATAAAGGTTCTGGCGAACAGCTCGCAAAACAATACAAAGATGCCGGATTAAATATGCTGCCTGAGCGCTCAACGTTCGATGATGGCAGCAACGGCGTTGAAGCTGGCGTAACGGATATTTTGGAGCGCATGCAGCAGGGGCGACTCAAAGTATTTTCACACCTCAATGATTGGTTCGAAGAATTTAACCTCTACCATCGTAAAGATGGCCTCATTGTCAAGAAAAACGATGACATACTTTCTGCAATGCGTTACGCAATCATGATGAAACGTTTTGCTTGTGTGCAGCCCAATAAACGTAAACAAATGCCGTTGCCTCAAGCTGGCGGCTGGATGGGATAGTTATGAATTCTTTGAGAGAAATATATCAACAAGGCTATTGCATTCCGCTTTATCAAATTGATTTAGAGCGTCGTCGCTTATTTCGTTTTAAAGAAGAAACCATAGAAATAAGGCCAAATGCTTTTCATTTAATTCCCCTACCAAGCCGCATTAAATTTGAAGCCCCATCGATTTATTCCCTTGCCGAAATTCGCAAGGCGCAGGAGTACAAATAAATGTCAGACGATATGAAAGACCTGGAAGGCGAAATTTCACATGAGCAGAAAATTATTAATAAGGCTAAAGCTTATCTGCAGCTGTGCATTGACGCGGATTCGACAAACCGCCAAAACGGCATCAATGATTTGCGATTCAGTAAAGCTGGTGAACAGTGGCCTGTTGAAACGCAAAACTCGCGACAGCTAGAACAGCGGCCGTGGCTGACGATCAACAAAGTCGAAACGTTTTGTCAGCAGGTCGTGAATCAACAGCGTCAACAACGCCCGCGTATCAAAGTGCATGCCGTAGACGATATTGCCGATGTGAAAATTGCAGATATCATTGGTGGGCTCTGCCGGCATATCGAGGTGAACAGCAATGCCGATACGGCCTACGATGTGGCATTCGATAGCGCAATACATATCGGCTGGGGCTATTGGCGCGTTATTCACGATTACACACGGCCGGACAGTTTCGATCAGGATATTTACATCAAGCAGATTGAAAATGCCTTTACGGTCTATTTCGATCCCTCCAGCAGTGAGCCTGATGGCTCTGACCAATCGAGATGTTTAATCAGTGAAATGATTCAGCGAAGAGATTTCGAGGTTCAATATCCTGACGTTGAAATGGCTTCTTTTGATCAATATGGTGCTGGCGATAACAGTACAGTTGACTGGATTACGCAGGATGAGATTCGTGTTGCAGAGTTTTATCATATAGAAAATAAACTGCGCACACTTTGCTTGATGTCAGATCGGCGCACAATCTGGAAAGACGAGTTGCCTGATGCTGATATTCTTGCCGGCGCTAATCTTTCTGTTGTTGCCGAACGCGAATCAATGAGCCCAACCGTACATTGGTGCAAATTGACAGCGACCAAAATAATCGAGGAACAAGAATGGCCAGGGCGGTGGATTCCTGTAATCCCAGTTTTTGGTAATTCATATATTCTCGACGGTAAACGCACGCGCTATGGTTTGGTGAAGCATGCCAAAGATCCACAAGTGCTCTACAACTTCCAACGCACCGCCGAAATTGAATCGATTGGCATGGCGCCGAAAGCAAAATGGCTGATGGAAGCGGGTCAGGACGAAGGTTTAGAAAATGAATGGCAGCAAGCAAACGTTTCTGCGCGTCCTGTTTTGCATTACAACAAGCGCAATGTCGACGGTGAAGAAGCGCCGCCGCCCACACGCCTGCAGCCTGAGCCGCCTCCTTTAGGCATCATGGAATCAGCGCAGGCCGCCAATCAGGATTTAACATCTGTACTGGGAATTATTGATCCGGCGCAGCGTGTGGGCGGCAATCTTTCCGGCAAGGCTCTGCGCGGCGAGCAGATGCAATCGGACAATGGCACGTTCCATTATTACGATAATCTCACCCGCTCAATCGCGCACACGGGCCGCATTATTCTCGATCTCATCCCGAAGATTTATGATCAACAGCGCGTTGTGCGCATCATTGGCGAAGATGGAAAACCGAAACAGGTTACGGTGAATGAGCAAGTCGAGCCTTCCGGCAATGATGCTATTGGCAAAATCTTAAACGATGTGACAATCGGCCAATACGATGTTGTCATGGATACCGGTCCCGGCTACAACTCCAAAATGCTTGAAGCGCAGGATGCCTTCGGTGATCTTCTCAAGTCACCGCTCGGTGAAAAAATTGCGGATGTTGGCGCCGATCTCGCTGTGCGCACGATTGATGCACCTGGCATGGATGTGCTGGCTGACCGTTTAGCCGCAGCGAATCCGCTGGCGCAAATTGATGAAGAGTCCGAAATACCGCCGGCTGTGCAAATGAAGCTCAAACAGCAAGATGCGCAAATTAAACAGCTCGGCGATGCGCTGCAAGCCGCTCAACAAGAAATCAAACTCAAAACTGGCATCGAGCAAATGAAAGACGAAGGCCAGACCAAGCGCACGCTCATCACCGCAACAACCAAAGCACACGATGTTGAATCACGCGATGCAGCAAAACTGCAGGCCAATCGCGAGGATAATTCTGCCTGGATGCAAGACACGCACACCAAAGCGCAGACGCAAATCACCATCGCTGAAATGCGCAGCACTGTCGAACTGATGCTGCATCGCTTGAGTGCGATGGAAGCCGAAAAAATTGCCGAAACTGAAGAAGTCGAAATCGATTAAACCCGGAGAAAACTATGGCTACTCAAACCACTGATGCAGATGTTGTAACAGGCGAAACCCTGGCGCAGTACCAGGCCGATAAGCTGGGATGGAACACCGAACCTGCAGAGGATGCTGAAATCGAAGAGGTCGATGCGGATCTGGAAGGCGCCGCAAACACGGACGAAAAACCGGAAGTCGAAGCCGAGGCAGAATCCATCGAAGAAGAGAAAAAACCGGTCAAGCCGAAATCAAAACTCGAACAGCGCATGTCCGATTTGGCCAATGCGCGCCGCGCCGCCGAAGAACGAGCCGAAGCCGCCGAGCGTCGCGCGCAGGCCGCTGAGGCAAAATTGAAGCCGGCGGAGCCAGAGACAAAGCCGGAGCCTGTCAAAGCGGCCGGGCAGGAAGGAAAGCCAAAACCCAGCGACTATACCGACGCATTCGAATATGCCGAGGCGTTATCTGACTGGAAGGTCAAAGAGGCTTTCGCTGCGCGCGAGCGCGATGACAATGCCAAACGCGAGCAGCAAGAACGTGAAAAGGTCGCTAATACATGGGCTGAACGCCAAGCGCAAACCATCGAAGAATTTCCGGACTATATGACGGTGACCAGCAGCTTGAACGTGACTGTGAGCGATGAAGTCCGCGATGCCATTGTCGAAAGTGAAGCTGGGCCCCGGATTTTGTATCATCTCGCGCAAAATCCGGCTGAAGCCAAGGCGATTGCCGCCATGAAACCCATCGCCGCGCTGAAAGCGATTGGCCGATTGGAAGCCAAATATGAGTCGACGGGTACGCCGGCTGCAAAGGCGCCAGCAAAGAGCCTACCGACGCCCAGCAAAGCCCCGGCCCCAATCAAACCACTCCAAGGCACTAAGGTCAGTGATACGCGCGTGGATAGCGATGGCGAGTACACCGGCTCTTACGATCAGTATGTGGCGGACCGGAAAGCTGGAAAGATCTGAGGGGCTTGTCATTCCCAATAGAACGGGTATATATTCGGCCCATCAATGCCGGGGAAGTCGCGCAAAGGTGCTACCCGGCGCACCATAACGATAACAAAATGCGCAATCCGCCCACCTGAGCGCTATCAGGGAAAATCCATGTATCTCCATGTAAAGAGACTGGTAATCCAGACTTTTTTCATCCTTGGAGATACATATGCCGAACAATCTATTAACCATCTCGAAAATCACCAACGAATCCCTGATGGTGCTGGAAAACTCCGTAGTTTTCAGCTCTCAGGTATCGCGCGACTATGACAGCCAATTCGCAGTCACCGGCGCGAAAATCGGTAATACGGTTAATGCCCGTAAGCCGCCGCGCTTCATCGGCACCACGGGCCCCAACCTGAATGTCGAGGATTTCAACGAAACCTCCGTTCCGGTTACGCTGACCACTCAGTTCCACGTCGATACCAACTTCACCACGCAGGATCTGGCGCTGTCGCTCGATATGTTCTCTGATCGAGTGCTGAAACCCGCCATCGCGGCAATTGCCAACAAAATCGACCGCGACGGCCTTGTGCTGGCGAAAAACTCCATCGCCAATACCGTAGGTGTTGCTGGCACCACACCGACTGGTCTGCTCACCTATCTGACGGCTGCTGCTTATCTCGATTCCGAAGCCGCGCCGCGTGATCGTCAGCGCGCCGTGATCATCGAGCCCTTCACCGGCGCCGCCATCGTCGATTCGCTGAAAGGCTTGTTTGTGCCTGAATCACAACTCGCAGGCCAGTATCGCGAGGGCTTGATGGGACGCGATAGCGGCGGCATGAACTGGAAGATGGATCAGAACGTCGTCAGTCAAACGTACGGCGCCTGGGCAACCACTGTCGGCACGCTGACGGCGAATACGACTGGCGCTTTCACCGGCTCGATTTCATCCGGCTGGGCGGCGACCTCGACGATCACATTGACCAACTCCCAGACCCTCACGCTGCAGCAAGGCGATACATTCACCATCGCCAACGTGTTTGGCGCTAACCCGCAAAATCGCCAGTCTTACGGCAAGCTGAGAAGCTTTGTCGTAACGCAAGCGGTGACGGGCACGGCCGGGACGATTTCGGTCACTGTATCGCCCGCGATCATCACCGGTGGGCAGTTCCAAAACGTTGTTGTTGCAGCAACTTCGGCCACGGCAACTGTTACGCCTTTCAGCATCGCCGCCACTACCGCAACAGCCGTGACCAGTCCCCAAAACATCCTGCTGCACAAAAATGCGCTGACTCTGGCATGCGCCGATCTGGTAATGCCGGAGGGAGTGCATTTTGCAGGGCGCGCCGCCTCGAAAACTGCCGGTCTTTCCATTCGGATCGTGAGGCAGTACACGATCAATAACGACTCCATTCCTACCCGGCTCGATGTGCTGTACGGGTGGGCCCAACTGTATCCCGAATT